AAAATTATAAGATTTTTTAAAAGAGGAATGTCACCAATAAAAACAGAATCAAACATATTTTTAAAAACACCAAATACTTTTAGTATTCAATATCTCCTTCGCGGTTCTAGCGGTAAAGATCATCCTTTTATTGGTAGAATAAAAGAGTGTGCTCTACAAAATTTCACGGTTAATTATACACCAGAGGGGCAATATGCCACATATAGCGATGGTGTTATGGTTTCTTATGAAATGCAAATGCAATTTACAGAACTAGAACCAGTATTTAATAGTGATTATGAAGGATTAGATGGAATAGGTTACTAAAATGTCAGATTACTTTAACAGATTACCAGATTTTGAATATGTTAGCAGACTACCAGATGCTCAGATATCAGATTATATTACTGTAAAAAATCTTTTTAAAAAAGGAAAACTTAGAGAAGATATTTTTCAAGATTTAGCGTTCTTTACAAAATATCAGATTAAAGGAAATGATAGACCTGATAATGTTGCGTTTGAGATTTATGGAGACTCCTCTTTAGATTGGTTGGTTCTTACTTGTAATAATGTCATTAATATTCAAACAGAGTGGCCCTTACCACAACAACAGTTTGATAATTATCTGTTAGACAAATATGGTGATTATAATACTCTTTATAATGGCATTCATCACCACGAAACAGTTGAAGTAAAAAATAGTCAAGATATTGTTATTGTTCCTGCTGGACTTCAAGTTGAGTCTAATTATTCGGTTTCCTATTATGATTTTATTACTGATTTGCAGGTAACAAGAAATAATATTGTTGAACCAGTTACAAATCTTGTTTATGAAGAAAGACTGGAAGATGCAAAAAGAAATATCTTCTTATTGAAACCAAGATTTCTAAATGTTGTGCTTGATGATCTAGAAGACATGATGACATATAGAGAGGGTTCCAGTCAGTATGTGACTGAAACCCTTAAGAGAGCTGATAATATCAGACTTTATACGTAATCACTCCTCAGCAAGACGCTGGAAGTAGGACAGTGCATCATCTTCATCTTCATCGCTTGAAGACGAACTCACAGTTGGAAGTTCTGGTTCAACGCGACGAGGAGTAACTTCTGGAGTATAAGAACCACGGTCATTATCTTCATCCTCAACTTCCTCATCAAGGCGAGGACGAACAGAAGATTTTTGACCTAGAACCAACTTAAGACGTGATTCCAGTTGTTCATAGGACTTGAACTGGTCTGGAGCAGTCACAGCAGAAAGAGAATACTGCTTCTTCCAGAGTCCTTCAAGAGCATCATCATCACTCAGAAGAGGAGCAATACGTTCAAACTCAGACTTGTCATAGTTCCAGTAACCATCTTTCTTAACGATCTTCAGTTTGAAGTTTGCACCCTGCCAGAAGTCAAAGGGATTAATAGGAGTTTCATCCTCAAACTCAGGTTGCATTGCTTCCATAATCTTATCAAAGATCTTCTTGCCATACTTGAATAGGAAGACACGACCCTCGTTAGCAGGATTTACAGGATCCTTCACAACATAGATGTTGGAATAGTAGGACAGTTTACGCTTCTGCTTGCGAACAGTTTCTTTATCAGCATCATGACCACTGTTCCAGAGTTCACGATTGTATTCTGACACGGGATCTTTTTGACCCACTGTTGTCAGAGAGTTCTCAATATACCAACCACCAGGACCTTGGAAGGCATGAGAGTAGACTTTTGCCCAGGGGAGTTCTTCTCCATCTGGTGCAGGTAGAAAACGAACAACAGCATAACCGTTGCCAGTTTTATCAAGTTCAGGTTTCCAGAGACGGTCATCGTCTCCACCTGATGATACAGACATCTTCTCTACTTCTTTGACTAGTTTCTGTGTAAGAGAACCAAGAGAAGATTGTTTTTTAAGGTCAGCAAAGGACATTGGATTACCTCGGATTTGTAAGGATTTGGCTTATGTGTACCTAGTTATTTTACAGGTCAGAACCTGTCTTGTCAATTTGTTCTTTCATTACTTCAAGCATTCTAGACATATTACTAAGAATAATACTCATGTCAACATTGGGAGGAAGTCCCATCATTGAGGCAGATTGCGTGATGCGTTGCTTCATTTCCTGTGCTTCAGGATCGTCTGATAGACTCAAACGAGTATAAAGAACTTTTTGTTTGTCTAGAAGTTTTTCTAAAAGTTCAACATGCTTTATTTTATCTTCTTTTAACATTGTTGGAAACTTGAAGACGCTTTGATAAACCTCTTCTTGCATCTCACTAATTTCGGTCATCTCTGCCCGAACAACTTCAGATTTAAAGAAACTCATTTGTCTCCTAGAACAACTTCTTTCAAGATATTTTTATAACGCGGTACATCAATATTTAGAAACGGAGAATATTTTTTCATTTTCATACGGACGGTTTCCCACACTGGGTCAGAAAGTTGTTTATCAAATTTATCCCCGAACAGGAATATTTTATCATAAATCACTAGGGTTTCCATACTAATATTCCCGCTCAGGTAATTTTTAAGAACAGGTGGATGTCCTTTAGAGCAATCAAAAACATCATCAACTTTTTTGGAATCAAATAGTTTTTGAGTTTCCTCTTTAAAGACGTAAGATAGTGATTGATTTCTTTTCTTCCATTCTGCGTATCGTGTCTCACCCTCTCTTATAATTTCTCCTATCCAAAGCTTACTTGGATCAGTGCAGGTGATAAAGTTTGATACAAAGAACTCTACAATCTCTTGATCTGTTTTCTGTCGTGTGACACGCTCAAACCAAAAACGATCTTTTCGTTTGTAGAAAGACTGAACACTCGCACGACTCTTACCACAATACTTGTGGTAATCATAACTGTCTTTTGTAAAGTGATTTTTTAAAGACAGATAACACTTATAGGCATCATACGGCATCATAAAAAGTAATAAGGTTCATTTTTTGCCGGGAAAATTTTTACGTCCCAGTTAGTATCATAGGGGCAATTTTGCGCGGGAACTTTTTTTCAGAAAGTTTAATTCCATTGCCTCATACTTAATCTTTTCCTTCAGTGGTTTTGAAATGAGTTTAGGAACTGATTCAATATCAATGCCATTCTGTTCGCAAAAGTAAATGATAGCATCAATATAACTCATTTTCTCATTCGTAAGCACCAGAGATTCAATCTCTTGAGCAAATCGTGATGGGCAAAAGAATTTATTTTTGAAAGCTTTTTCTAATTCATTCTCCATTTGACCCAGTATTGTGACGTACAAATTCTTTAATATAACGAACTAATAACTTAATATAATCCCCTTTGTTTCTTTTGTCAAATACTTTTACTTCACCACCAGGAGTTACCATAATGGTGATAAGTTTTACGGGGACAATATCTGTGAGTTCGTAGTAAGCAGCAGCATAGAATGTTTCTTGGACGAAATAATTTTCAAGCCATTCTTCTGGTTTAATTTTTTCTGAAGTCTTGAAGTCAATGACCGCCAGTTCGCCTTCGTATTCAGCGATACAATCCACTCTACCAGCAAGTCCAAGATACTCAGAATAGAGTGTGCGTTCAATTGCGTGTATGTTATTTATCTTATCAAGATATGGTTTCGCATGATAAAACATAAACTTTGTGAGGGGTTGATACTTATCCCAGACAAGTTCTTTATTCTCCAGATAATCCTGACAGACTAAATGGAAGTCAGTCCCTCTCGCAGTTGCTTTTCGGGTGATGCGATTTGCTTCTTCAAGTCCAACACGCTCACGCCATCTCGCAAAGATTTGGCGATTGTAGAATGAAGTGATTGAAGTAATAGAAGGCACCCAGTCTCCACTTGGAAGATTGTACAGACGGATGCCATTTGTTTCTTTCTTTTCTAGTTCAAGTTCACCTAAAAAATTACAATGAATAAAACTCATAAACCAACTTCCATTTTCGCAAGGATATATTCTTTCACTAATCCAGAGCGAACAATGTCTTCTACTCCAAATTCAATAATATCAATTGAGGGCATCACACGAAGAATCTTCATAAAATCAATAATCCCATTCTTCTCGTTTGTTTTAATAAGATCAGATTGAGTGGCATCACCACAGAACATAATCTTACTATTTTCACCCACACGAGTAATTATACTATCAAGTTCATGATAATTCAAGTTTTGAAACTCATCAACAATAATAATCGCATTGTCTAGAGTTGTGCCACGAATAAATGAAGTGCTCCAGAAACTGATTGTTCCTTGAGTTTTGAGATTACCATAAAGCATTTCAAAGTCTGCTTCAGTTGGTAACTCAAACATATACTTCACCATATTCTTATAAGGAATTTGATAAAGTGATGACTTGTCTTCATGGTCACCAGGAAGAAAACCAATCTCTCGTGTTGCTACAAGAGACCTAACGATATAGATTTTTTCATAGGGAGACTTCTCATCCAACACATCTTTAAGAGCATTGTAAAGAGTGATGAATGTTTTACCAGTTCCTGCACATCCATACGCAACAATGTTTTGCTCGTTTTTGTAGGAGTCATATAATCCCTTTTGATTTTCAGTCAATGGGTCAATCGTCCTCATTAACTCAAAACTAATTGGTTTCTTACGTTTCATCTGTTTGTTACTCATTCCAAATGGAACTGGAGACTTAGGAGTGTTTTTTCGCGTTGGCATTTTTAAATAGGTCTGACAGTTGATCCAGGAGCTTTAGATGCTTTGTGTAAGACATCATTCCACCCAGGATGAGATTTTTTAAGTCTATCATAAACTTCACCAACTTCTCCGCTATTAGGACAAGTTGATGGATCCGACCAATCTCTGTCCCAATCAGGATTATCTTGTTTCCACTGATCCCAATCATAGACACTCATCTTGACTTCTTTCTGCTCACCAGTGGATTTATTAATAATGGGGTATACAGCCATAAATCTCCATAAAGTGTAAGAATATTTATTCAAGAGTGATAGAGGGAGCATCATCGCACTCTACACAATCAATACACTCAGTAATATCTGGATTTTTATTCAAATAATCCTTCAAATCTTCTTCACTAAGAAGAACTTTAAATATATGACCTGTTAATTGATCTCGTAAGCACCAAGTTTTCATACTACCTTAAGGAGAAAGTCTTGCTTTATATAGACGTTTTTCTTCATAATACTTCCACACATTTGGAGACCATTTTTGAAGTTCCGGAACCATCGCATCACAAAGTGCTTGAATCTCCAACTGAGCATCAAGTTTTGAACGAAGATCCATAAAATGGAGCACAGAACGAAGATTAAAAGAGACTACAAAGTTCTGACGAATTGCCTGTGGTAAGTAGTCACGAATATGCTCTTCACACATACCTTGATCGTAATAGTCTGCATACTCCTCACACTCACTCAGAATCCTCCCCAGTTTGCGTTGACGATGCTCTTCAGACCATTCATACTTTTTACCCTTACGATTGGTGTAGAACCCAGCAGGACGCACGTAGAAGACCTCTTCAACATCAAGTTCACGATTAGCAACTTTAACTACACGCTTACCCGTATAACGCTGCGATTGAACATCCCAAGAAGTTCCAATACGATGAGTTCTTGCCTGAACAATTACATTATGAACAAATCCAGAAACTGAAAAGGTAATGCCAGGATGTTCAATCGGACCCCAATGCCCTCGTTCATTTGCTAAAAGTTGTTCAACAATCCATTCACCACATTCTGTTGGTGATGGAACTTTAACTTCGTGAATAGGAATCTCCGAATAATCACCCTTTCCCGCTTGCCAAATAACCTGCTCTGGAATTGGATAGCATTGGAGTTTTACAACTTGAAGTCTCTTATCAAGTTCAAGAAGATCTTTTGCTTTAATAGGTTTCATAAACTCAAACTCAGTCTGGATAGCCATCATCATCTCCGTCATAAAATACCTCATCATAGTCATTGACGTAAGGTGCTACTTCTTCATATTGTGGATCTGGTTTATATGCATCTACATCAGAATAAATCTCTGACTTTAAACATTCTACCAGGGATTCAAGGTTTCTTACAATCAATTTAAGTCTTTCTTTATCCATGATAATACATAGTCTTCAAGTATTTTACTACAAAAAAAGGAGGGTGTAAACCCTCCGTTTGATTAACACTTATACAACCACTGAATATAGGTTGAAAGTAGAACTGTGCTTAAGGCA